ACTAATAATTACGGCGTTAGGATAACGTAATGGCACTTATAAAATTAAATACAAAAAGTTTACCAGCTGGTTCTGTTATTCAAGTAAAGCATACACAAGTTACAGTTCGTGGCACTCAAGCTATTGCGCAAAACACTGATACTTTGGTATCTGGTTTCACTGTTAATATCACACCAACATCAACCTCTAGTATCATTCAACTCTTTGCACAAATGGTTGGTGAGTTCGATCATGGATCAGGAGGACACAATAATATTTTTTACTTTATGCGTGATACTACAAAACTAGCGCACACAGGTACTGTTACAGGTACTCAGCAAGCAGGTGTTTGTCCAATTACTCAGACATATGGTATAGGCTCAAATGCGTTGACAACGCTTGAAGCAGGAATGTTGTCTTTCTTTGACACCCCCTCTACTGTTTCTCAAATTACTTACAAATTAGGTTTTAGAGGCAAACAAAATTGTACATTTCATATCAATGGAACTGTTCAAAATACTGGTAATGCAGCCGAAGAGCTTGGCACTTCTTTTATTAGTGCTATGGAAATAGCTGGCTAATGTTATGGAGCCTATTACCACAGCGGTAGCCGCTGTTGCAGCAGCAAGTAATGCTATAGCCTTTATAAAGGCGAGGATAAATGATGTTCAATCTGTTGCTGATATTTCACAACAAATCGGAACACTCTTTGACTGCCAAAAGAAACTCAATGATGAGCGTAACAAGCAAGCTGGCGTCGGTGATATTAAGTTTCAAAGCAGTATTGATGCAGTTCTTGAAGCCAAAAAATTACAGGAGCAAATGCAAGAAATCAAAACTATGATTAACTTGCGATTTGGGCCAGACACATGGAATGAAATCGTCAACCATCATAATCAGAAACTCAGGGAAAAGAAAGAGGCGGAGAAAGCGGCCCGTAGAGAGGCTGCCAGAAGGGCCAAGGAAATTGAAGAGACGATTAAAACAACACTACTCGTCACCTGTATCATTGCGGTAGCAGTGGCATTGTTTATATTCTTGTTTGCGACTATTGCCCAAAGCAGCACAGAAGAAATTGTACTATGACAAATTGGTGGAAAAGATACATACAATTTAATCTAACAGCCAAG